CTGCTTGCGTTGGAACCCATGCCACTCTTCTTGTTTCTCCTCTTCTTCACTGGCGGCGCAAGAGCCACTTTCATAAATCGTGAGCCACCCGGTAACAGGACCAGACATACTCACATGTCATGCGGCCCTCTCTTCAACATTGAACCCGGCCTCGCGCACAAACCTCACCAGCCCCGCCTGAATCGACTTCTGTAGCCGACGCTTCTGCGCCTCGGCAAGTGAAATCGGCGGACGCGCTGGCATCCGTCGCGTGCCACGCTGATGTGCTGTCGCATACGGCACGCTGGTGCCGATGGTTAGCGAATCAGCTTCAGGTCGCAGGACCGCACCGACTGCTTCAGGGTCAGTCAGTGACTGGTACAGGTTGTCGTCAGCACGTAGAATCGGCTGACCCGGATGCGCCACTTCCTTGTACTTCGCGTACACGTCGCTGAGTGCTGCCCACTTGCCTGATGCGCCCGCTGCACCCTCACTCTCAAACTGCTCGGTTTCAATCAGGTAAAACTCGCGGATGACTTCGGGCCAAAGTGGGCGCAGGTCGCTGAGCGAGTCGATGCGGTTGAACGCGCGATTGAATACTTCCGTGCCTAAGATTTCTGCTCGTAGCCTAAACAACCGCGACTCCTTTCTGCTGTTCTGCCCTGCGATACTCCACGATTGCCTTGACCCGTGGCGGCATCCGCTCTCGAATCACCAGCCCTTCAGTGTTAATCAACTTGACCGACGCGGGGTCAGTCTCACGCAGCAGGTTGATGGTTAGCTCGATGACGGCGAGCTTGACATCAGCCGGAGTCGCACTGTACCCCCACTTTGCTGTCACCGTCACCGGCACTCCAGCCCACCAGCCGGAACCAATCCGCCACCATGACGGGAATGGTGGCCACTGGTGCAGCAGGCTGCCGTCGGTGGTAGTCAGTACCAGATAGCCATCACGCTCGATAAAGGTCGGAGCCGTGTAGCCGTCGGGTACTGAGATGGTTGTGTTCAGCGTCCCTGCGACGTACGCGTCCAGCCGCAGAAAGTTGGTGCCGTCGCCGTAGAAGGTGCGTGGTGTTGCGCTTGCTCCAGCGGGTTCAAAGAACTGGGGAGAGACACCGACAGCGAGGTCAAGGAATCGACTGGCGCGTTCGATGAGCTTCGTCAGGTAGTCGTCTGTCGCAGCAACCGGCCCCGACGCCGTAATTTGCGTGCCTGCTTCTCTGACTTCGGCTGGAGTGCAGTAGACCATTGGTTATGCAGCAACTCGCTTGCCTTTGTTCTCCCTCGGCGCGCTGATGGCCTTGTTCTCCGCTGGCCCATCAACCATCTTGCCGACTTCGATGACACGTGACTGCTCGCCTATCCACCCCTGCTCGACAGCCAAGTCCATCGGCACGCGTGTACCGACGCCCGCGAACAGCGTTACCGCATCATGTGGGATGCGCCCATTGACCTCTGTCACATAGCCGCCCTTAGTGCGCCAGATTTTCCGATCACTAATCCAGATGTTCATTTCCTTTGCCTCATGGTCCATATGCCACTTGTCAGCGGTGGCGATTAGCGCTGCTTCCAGCCGGTCGAACTCAGCCTCCGGCTGCAGGGAGTCCGCCAGCGCCAGTGCCGCGTTGGACCGTTGCTGATAGTAAACGTCGTCGGCGTAGAGCCGATCAACTTCCTTCTCCCACGCATCCACGTCGTTGCGGTCGCAAAAGATTGCCGCGTCGCCGAATGCTTCACACAGCCCCTCGGTCGGGTGCGCGATGGTGGGAATGCCTGCACACGCCGCTTCGACGCCCACCCGCCCATACGACTCGTAATCCGACGGCATCAGCAGCACTCGTGTGCGGCGGAAGATATTGCGGATGTCAGGGTCGCGGCGCAGGTGCGTGACGTTGGGCAGCCCATAGCAGTTCTGCTCATCACCTTTGTCGTCGTAAAACGGATGATGGCGGCGTTCGATTGGTGCCGTCACCCGATGCGAGTCGTGGCTGGGACAACAATCCTGATGGTTGTAGCCGCCCTGTGCGGTGATGAACTCTAGTTCGGGAAACCGCTGGGCAAGTTCGTAAAACACGGCTGAGCCTTTAGTCGCCGTGGGATTCACCAGCGTCACAGCACCCCCACGCTCGCAGGTGTAGCGATGCGGCTCAACCACTGGATGGACCACGATTGACGGCCCCGGCCACAGGGTTAGCTTGTCAGAGTTGCGATAGGTCCAGTCCTTTTCGAGGTCGGCAATCCACTGGGAGTTGAACACCACCAGTTGCGCCTTCAGCGGAATCACCCGCCAGAACTCCAACTGCGCACCGTTGTGAACGAAATGGACGAGCGGCTTATGCGTGTTGAGCGCCAGCTGCATTGCCAGGCTCGTCAGGTCAAGGTGCGTGACGAGCAGATCGGCGTCAGCTACAAACGCGTGTAGCCAGTTCTGCTGATTGCGTCGAGGAGGCCGCACGACCTCAATACCGCTGTCGGTGTAGGGTGCGGCAACACTGCGGTCACAAATCACCTGTACCTGATGGCCACGTCGTACCATTGCCGCAAGCGCCGCATGGACCGTCGTCTCACTGCCAGCACAGTGCTCGGGAAAGAAAAGGTGAAAGTAGCCGACTATCTTCATCGTGTGGTGCGGCGACTCCCCTCACGGGTAAGAGAAGCCGCCGCGTTTAATCACGACCGTTGTGCGCCGTGAAAGGTGTCAACTAGCTGTTAGTTCCTGCCACAAAATCACCCTTGACAATAGCAGCAGGACGAAGCACGCCGAACGCCCAACGACCTTCATACAAGATTGTCAGAATGTTCCGCGCGAAGTAATCCTTGTGCGAGTCGGTCATGTACACGGTTGGATCTTGTCTATCCCAGACCACCATCTGCTTCAAATCGCCGGTATAGAACGTTCCCTGCGGAATAACTTCCGACTCAATCACCGGCAATCCCCAAAGCATCCGCGTGCCCATTGCCAGCGGACCACCGAAGTAGAAATCCTTGTTATCGTTCTTCGTGAGATCAAAGGTTTCCCAGTCCAATGGATTCATCAAAAACCCCGTCGATCTGGCACGGCCAGAAATCAACGCCTGTGTTCTAGCCTTGCGCGCCGTGGTCAGCATGTCGGTATCGAACGCCTGCGGAGTTAATCCGACAGTGTTTTCCAGTCCATCGAAGTGCTCTGCGCCGCCAACACCGGAGATGATTTCATCCTCAAGTTCAAGGTCGATGTCAGTACGCAGGAAGTTGGTGATCATCGACTGAAGCTGAGGAGCATCTTGCAGGATTGTGCGAGTCACAGGCATAGTAACAGCAATCGTTTTTACTCCCGTCTGCACGATCTCGATAGCCATTCCAGCTTCAGGTTTTAACGCGTTATCATCGGTTGTCGATGTAGCCTCCGGCACAATCTTCGCCGCACGGGTAAGTGTCTTGACACGCACGTATTCAATGAGATTTGACCCTGTTTGCAGGATGGTGATCACATCGCGGATAGTCAGCGGACGCAGCGGCAGGTCAATCGGCCATGGCCCATAATCGCGCCGCACCAGCCCGCCACCGGCCGTCGCCGGAACTGTCATCACCAGACTCTTACGATCAAAGTCGCGCAGGTCGCCCAACCCCAACGGGGTCAGGTTAACCACAGGCGACTCCAGTTTAGTCTTAGAGTTGGGTTGTTTTCCTTCCGGAGCCACCCGATTCATCCACTCACTGAAGTCCGGCGAACTAATAATCATTTCACCCGCAGACTTAACTTCCGGTTCTGACATAGGACTACCCGGCATGTCGGGACGATGACCGGGCTTGCTCATAGCACTGAGCAACTTCTCGTTATGTTCGCGCATGTCGTTGTACTCTTTCGACTCCGCGCACTTTGCATCGAGATCATCAATCTCCGTCTTCAGCGCCTTTAGTTGGGTCTTCTCATCGTCAGTCGGCTCAGCGGCCTGATCAGCGGCTTTAGTCTGGTCAGGTTCACCCTTACCGGCTTTCTTAGCTTCAGCCTTAGCGTCCAACGCGCGCTTGTCCTGAGCATCGAAAATCTTCTTCTGTTCGTCAAGCTTGCTGCGCAGTTGTTTCAAGTGTTCCTTGTAGGACATTGTCCAAATCTCCTTAGCTGTAGTCGCGCATCACACGGTTACGGATGCGGTCTGATTGAGTCCTGAGAGCGCCCATGTCGATTGCTTTCTCCTTTGGCTTCGGTTCAGAGATAAGCAGCAGGTTGTCGAGGTCAGCAATCAGCGCCGTCATCGCATCCTTGCATGCCTGCACCTTGGCCCGGTTAGAGGCGGAGAGCACGCGGCCCTCCTTGATTCGTATCTCGTGGTTGCTCCGCATTTGTTGCGCAAACTTCTTCAGCTCGGTTCCCGCAGCTTCGAAGGACTCAAGAGATTCGGTTCCCGTAATGCCCTTGAGGTAAAACTCATCGTCTGAACTGGTTAAAAACTCTTCAATCTGCGCCGTTACCAGCGGAATCATCGTCGGCGGGTACTCGTTGAATGCCTCAGTCACCTTTGCTTTCCAGTCGATGACCACGCCGGTGGTGCCGGAATCTTTTGCAGTCTCGGCAATCTTTCGGACTACGCGGCGCAAGGCTGACTCCACCTCCCAGGTTGAGGGCGTCGTCTGGGCCATCTCTTCAGCGAGCATGCCTTTGGCCCCATCAACCGACTTCACGCCTGTGGCCATCGCCATCCGGTTCATCGGCGCAGTGACAATGGAGTCTTCCATAATCTCGCCCTGCTTCAGGATGCGGATACGGTCAAACTTCTGGGCCTTGAGCAGGTTGGCTTGCAAGCGGTCGGCTTTGACGTACAGCGGCAACTGGTCCTTATAGTCCTTCGCTTCGATGAAGGACTTGTCACTGATGGAGTAGCCGAAGGAGAAGCCGACGCGTTTGCCTGCCTTAGCGCGCTCCAGTGACTTGGTGCGGACGGCCTGCGCGTCAGGGGTGGAATGAAACTCCGACTCAACAAACAACCCGTGGTCGTCTTCCTTTGCCTCGACCGGATAGCCCACCAGCTTGTCGTAGTCCCAGTCGTGGGAGTGGGCGGTAAATCCGGCAGAAAGGTACTCAGCCAGCGAATCTTTGAAGAACCCCGGCACGATTAAGTCGCCACCCTCGTCGATTTCGGAGAACACTGCACGGTAGCCGGAGATTCGCCCCGGCCCCTCGTCCTTGACCGTCAGGTCTTTCAGGTCGATGAATT